TCACTAACAACTACACACGAGGTTGGAGGCACTTTATTTAGACTAGACTCCTCACCCTTCCTAGTTTTTTTTGCTCGTTATCGACGCCCTAGCTCCTTAACGAGCATCCAGAGTAGGACGGGTAGCTTACGCAGCTACAGCAGCTTCTTCAGCCCAGCCAAACTTAGCGAGAATCGCGTCAGCTTCGGCCAAGGAAGGAGCCATATCAACATTATCATTGGCAGTTGAATTACCTAGACAGATGATTTAAGAGGCCAACTGTCATCCTCTGCTTGCAATTCGGCGTAAGACCCTAAATCGAATCCAGTACGCCCCCTTATGATATATTTACACTTTTTTTGAATCTTGATCAAGACTTCTTTAAGACATTTCTAAATTTTTTGAAAAGATACTTGCCTATTTCTTCGTTTTCTTCAAAATATTTCCTTAAATTATCAATACCTTGATGTTGTTTTTTAAACTCTAATTTTAATTTTTCTTTAACTTCTTCTATAATTTCATCGCTTATAGTAACCCAAGCGCCCTTAGCTTGAGCCATATCGAACATTTGAAGCATTTCTACTACTTCATACTCTGCCCAGATACTCTGCCCATTGATTCTGCCGTATCTAATTGGGTATTTAACTTCTATGCCTGTTTTTTCGTTGGCTGTTTTTCTAAAAATAATTTTACACCAATGACCTAATTGTTCACCTTTTCCATTAGGCTGAGTGGAAATTATATCTTTATTGAAGCGAGGCTGAAATTCTAGAATCCAATCACTATAATGTAATGCAGCATTACCGCCCGAGGCGTTCGTTATTTGAGGGTCACCTTTTTCGTAGGGATTGATTTTAATATTACTCCTAACTTGAGAGATCATGTAACAAATGTGCCCTTTACTTGCAAAGGATAAGGCCATTCTTTTTAAGAAGTCCGAGGTTAGTAAAGAGCCTCCAGCTACTTTAACAGCTTCGTCTGAACCTTTTTCTAAATCTCCCCTTGGCACTAAAGCGTCCATTGAATCAATAATGAACATATAGCGTGTATCATTGGGGTTATCGTGAACTAACTGTCTTAATAAATCAATTACAGATTCAAAAATATTACATTTATAAATGAAGAATTTTTCTTCGCTGGTATCTACTCCTGAACGTTCAAGTAACTCATCAGAAAGTCTTCCTTCTGATTTTACATATACTATCATAGAGTTGTCTATTTTTTGAAAATTCCTAGCAAAAGCTAAGGCGCATGAAGTTTTACCGCCTTCGGTTACGCCAGATGCCCTAATCACTCCTGGTTTGATTCCTCCCCCCATTTCAATATCTAATTTAAGACTTCCACTTGATACAGTGTAATCTCTTTCTTCTTCAAAATTGTAATGATCAGATTGATTTTGTTTTAAATAGTCTTGAATTTGATTAACTGAACTATATCCCTCACTAATGTCTTTTTTCTTTTTTCTCATATCAATTATATATTAAATTAATTGTTTTATCTTAGATTTTACGTAATCTAAGTTGCCCTTTAGTCTTTTTCTTTCGTCTTCAAAGTTGTGGCTATTTTTATCAACAGTTGAATATAACCTCTTAAAATCTTCATAAGATTCTTTTAGTAAGTCAACATTGTTATTTATGGAGCCCCATCTTTCTAGGGTTACCGCAACTGCATCTCTTAATAGCCAGTTATTTTCGTAATATGTATCTATTTCAAGTTGCCACGGGTCGTGGTCTATGGGGCATTTTACTTTTTTTATCTGTATTGCTAACGCGAATGTTTGCCTCCAATCTTCTTTTCTGTAAAAATGCCAAAACAGTCTAAACAATGCTTCAGCTCTATCAGGGCGATAATCGTAAGAAAGAAAGTATTCTTTTATAGCTTCTTCAGTTCTGTTAACTTTTTCAAGGAGGTCTCCTTTTAAGTATCGTATATACCACTCTTCCCCTGAGTCTCCAAAGGTTGATAAAAATTTATCATAATAAAATACCCCTCTTTCTAAAAAAGACTTTAAATGGTCTTTTCCATAAGGGAAATATTTATAACTGCTATTATCACTTAAAGAATACCCTGTATAATTAAAAGATTTACATAAATAAAATAGATGATATCTTTCTTTTTCGGTATCGCTTCCATCCCTGAATCTTTCGTGAAGTTGATTTTCTAGCCTTAAAATATCTTGTATATATTTTATGGGATTTACATAACTATTGCCATTACCCAAAGAAATATGCTTGAATCCTGAAGGCATAGTTCTTAATTCTTTGGGTTGTCTCCCATCTTCTAGGTGAATTGTTTCATGCGCTACGTCATCAGCCCAATACCAAGGCAAACCCCATTTCCACATCCACATTCTTGGAACGCAATGGCTACCTGATTGATAAATTATAGACCATGCTTCTTGAGACGGGATAATAGACCAATCAAAATCTTCTTCAACTTTAATTCCTTCATCAGCGTCAATACGTAAAATATAATCGCAACCATGATCGGTTTTCTTTAAGAAATCCCAAGAATGTTGTCTATTTATGCCGTGCCCTTTCCAGCCAATTTCACTTTGGTAAAGCTTTCCCTCAACCTTGTGTTTTTCAAAAAAATTTTTAATAATATCTTGAGTTCCATCAGTTGAACCATTGTCTACCAGAACCCAATAATCAATATAATCAACTGCACTTTCTAACATTTTTTCGATGATAGAAGCCTCGTTTTGAACGTGCGTCCATAAACAAATTTTTACTTTATTTTGTTTTTTTGCCATTTTTAAAAAAATCTTTATAATTAAGAGGTTTGGTCTTTTTATCTATTTTTTTATCAAAACTTTTAGACTCGTCAAATTTTTCACCAACCACTTGTTGGAATTGAATCTTATTTGCATTTTCAAATTCATTAATTGCTTTTCTTAAGTGTTTTACGCCGTCTGCACTATTAAAAAAGTTTAATGAGTTCAAGTAAAAGCCTAAATTTAGCTGACTCCAGAATTTAACATTAGGGTAATGATTAAATAATTCTTTAGACGCTTTCGTTTCTCTAGCCCAATCTACTTGAGAAAAATCATTGGGGTCTTTGATTAATTGCCAAATTAAAACCCAGAATTCATTTTTAGGTTTTACTTGTTTATTAGTAGAGCGAGAAACAATTTTTCTACCTATTTCAAAACCAGAGCTACTCATTTAAATCGTTATGTACCATTTTTTTCACCAATTCAGGAAAAGAAACTTCTGGTTTCCATCCAAGTTCTAATTTTATATCTGTAGGATCACCAAGGAGTAATTCTACTTCAGCTGGTCTGTAAAATTTAGGGTTAATTTTTACAAGGACCTCTCCTTTTGGGGAATTTCTATAAAATTTAGTCTGCAAAGGATCATTTTCGTTTTCTGTCCAATTCCCACTAATATCAGCAGCACAAAAAGCTCTGTCCACGAATTCTTTAATGGTATGAGTTTCTCCACTGGCTAATAAGTAGTCTTTAGGGGTATCTTTGTTTAGCATTAACCATACCCCTTTAACAAAGTCTTCAGAATCACTCCAATCTCTTTTGGAGTAAATATTCCCTAATTCTATAGGCTCTACAGATTCACCATTGTCTATGGCTTTTTTAATTTTAGCCACCCCTTTAGTGATTTTTCTTGTAACAAATTCTTCACCCCTTTTTATGCCTTCATGATTAAATAGAGTACCGTGAACAGCGAATATATCGTAAGACTCTCTATAAACTTTCACTAAATGTCTGGCGGCGCATTTGGACGCGCCATATGGACTTCTCGGTTTAAGTGGGTGTTTAAGGTCTTGGGGTGAGTAATCTACGTCGCCAAATTCTTCACTACTTCCTGCGCTGTAAAATCTACATTTGGGTTGATAGGCTCTTATTGCCTCTAGACACCTTAGAACGCCAACGGCATTTGTGTCAAAAACTTGCATGGGCATATCCCAACTACAACCGACAAAACTGTTGGCTGCAAAATTAATGAAATAATCAGGTTGTATTTCTTTTACTAATCTAAAAATGCTAATTTCATCAGTTAAATCTCCGTATACTAATTGAAAATTTGGATGATCCAAGAATTTTTGACAATTTTCAAAATTTGGACAAGATGCACGACGTATCATCCCAAAAACTTTGTTGTTTGGGTCTTCGAGCAAAAATTCGCACATATTGGCCCCATCTTGCCCCAGCGTACCAGTTATTAAAATTTTTTTCATATTTTTTTTAATTTACTAAAAGTTTGAGATATAGCATCATCCATGTCTAAGTATTTGTAAGTTGCTAACCTTCCGACAAATATAACATTAGATAAGGAGTCTGCAATTATTTTATATTTTTTGTATTTTTCTTGATTATCTCCAAATGGCTTAGGGTAAAATGGTATATTATTTTTGGTATGCTCACAAGGATATTCTTTAGAAATAACAGTTTGCTCCAACTCTTGTCTATGCCAATGAGAATGATCCACACTACGAGTCCACTTATTGTAATTATTACATTCATTTAGCTGAAATAAAAAAGCTCTGCGTTTAGCGGTTTCGAATTGTATTTTTAGTGATCTATATTCTAGCCATCCGTATTTGTAATTAAAAAATTCATCAATTTTACCTGTATAAATTAATAAATCATACTTTTGTTTTTTATATTCTTCTTTATCGCAATTTAAATTAATTTTAATTCCATCAAGCATATTATTAAACATCGCAGTATAACCGTTTATAGGTATACCTTGATATTTATCTACGTGAAAACACAAACTGGGATCGTCTCTTTTAGTGGGTACTCTACCGCTAATTGACGAAGGTAATTTTTCCCACGGTATGCCCCACATTTTTTCGCTGTAATCTTTGAATATTAAATCTTTTATCTGTTCTGAAGTTTTGTGCCCTATTAATCTCTCTGTTTTAGGTGAGTAGGGGAGAGGTATTATACCTTCTTTGGTGTTAGCTTTTACCTTTAAGCAAACATCGTTAAACCTTGAATATCGGTTTAAAAAATTCCATACTTTTGTGTTATTAGTATGGAAGCCGTGGGGTCCATACTGATGGACCATTATACCTTCTATTTTTTTATCGTAACAATTGCCACCTACATGATGGCGAGTATCAAATATTTCTACTTCATACCCTTTTTCTTTTAATAAGAGAGCTGAAGTTATACCACTAAGACCGCATCCGACAATGACGGCTTTCATTTATTTTGATCAAGCCATTCTTCTAGCTTAACGGAAGGTTCATAGCCTAATATTTCAGAAATTTTATCAATATTGGCTAAAGTTTCCCTAGACTCACCTTTTCTAGCAGGGATATGAATATATTCGCCGCCCATATATTTAGCAATATCTAAAACCGAATGGCTTCTACCAGTGCCAACATTAAAAATTTCTCCATAACTTTGCTCATTGTTGGAAAGCGCTGCTAAAATATTAGCCTGAACTATGTCTTTTACATGGGTAAAATCACGAGTTTGCAATCCGTCTCCAACTATAGTCATAGGCTCATTATTAGCCCTCTGTCGTAGGAATAAGCCAATTACAGGAGCATATTGACCTTTCACGGGTTGCCTTTCTCCATAGACGTTAAAATATCTAAATATTACCGTCTTGAGCCCCCATAAACTATAATACATTTTACATAAATCTTCTGCGGCGGTTTTCGAAACTGAGTAGGGGTTTAAGCAGTCCCTAGGCATATCTTCTTTTAGAGATGAATCATGTTCAAGTCCAAGAGCTTTTTTTATATTATTTGTATTTTTTAAACCGTAAGCCGAAGAGGTTCCCGAATACATGACCTTTTCCACGCCATATTCTTTACAAAGCTCTAGTATAACAGCGGTTCCATAAAAATTAGTAAAGCAAGCTTGAGAAGGTCTTTCTAGAGTGGGTTGAATTCTAGATTCGGCAGCTAAATGAAATAAAGTGTCTACTTCCTCAAAGACTCCAGACTCTTGAAGCTTTTCTTTTTCTTCAATTCCAATTTCATAGTATTCGGCGTTAGGATTTTTGTAGAACTGTGGATTAGATTCTGCGGAAAGATTGTCAATTACCCGCACGTTGTAATTTTTAGAAACTAAAGTGTCTACTAGAGTGCTTCCTATGAATCCGCAGCCACCTGTAACAATAATATTTTTCATTAAAACGACCTTATATTCTCTGGGTATTTATTTTTAAAATCTTCGTATGTGTTTTTTATACCATCTATGAGAGAAATCTTAGGTTTCCAGCCCATCATGTTTATCCTTTTTGAGCTCATTAATTTCTCTAAGGTTCCGTCAGGTTTATCAAGCTCAAATTTTATATTACCAGTATAACCTGTAATTTCAGCAAGTAGATATGCTAAATCATGTATTGAAATATCTGTGCCGCTTCCTATATTCAAATGGGATATATTTAAGTCATAAACATGGGAAGCATCTATATCCTGTAGAATAAAAACGCAAGCATCAGCTAAATCGTCTACATGTAAAAATTCCCTCTTGGCCCTTCCAGTACCCCAAACCTGTAGTTCTTTTTTGTCGTTTATAACGGCTTCGTGAAATTTTCTAATTAATGCAGGTAAAACATGAGAGTTTTCAAGATGGTAATTATCATTAGGCCCATATTGATTACAAGGCATTACTGAAAGAAAATTGCTGCCATATTGCTTGTGATAACTTTCGCACATTTTTATACCAGCTATCTTAGCCAAAGCGTAAGGTTCGTTAGTAGCTTCTAGTGGAGACCTTAGTAAATATTCTTCTTTTATCGGCTGGTCAGTAAATTTAGGATAAATACAGCTACTTCCTAAGAATAATAATTTTTTAACCCCATGTTTATGAGAGTAATGTATTAAGTTATTTTGAATTTGCAGGTTACTATATATAAAATCAGCCCTATAAATGTTATTAGAATGTATTCCCCCTACTTTGGCGGCACAATCGATTACAACATCAGGTTTTTCATGAAAAATAAATTCTTCTACTTGACTTTGACTTAATAAGTCTAAATAGGATCGATTTTTAGTTAAGATATTAGAGTACCCCTGAGATTCTAGAGCTCTGACAATCGCGGAGCCTACCATACCGTTATGACCCGCGACAAAAATTTTATGATTTTTTTCTAATAAAAACATTTTACAATTCTCCTTTTAATAAAATCGCTTGATATGGTCTATTTTTAAGGTTTATTTTTTTAAGGTTTAAATCATAGATATAGTATTCTGATTTTTTAATAAATTCAAGATTTTCATCAGTCCAATCTTCATCCCAGTGAAATTCAACTTGAAATATGGGAGATTGAGAATTCATTAATTCTTTTGCGCCTTTGAGAACTTCAAATTCCGCTCCTTCAACATCTATTTTTATTAAATTTATTTTTTTATCTTTAAAGTATTTATCTAAAGTAATTGTTTTTACTTTAACACTTTCAACTGACTTATTCTGGGTGTGCTTGGCTATACCTCCAATGAATTCACCATTTACAGAAAAATCAACAAAACCTTCCTCGCTATAAACCGCATTATTATTTAATGTTAATTTATCAAAAGATGCATATTTTTTTTCTAATTGAGAGTAAGTGGAAGGATCAGCCTCAAATAAATACCCTTTATCCATTAAAGGGGATAATAGGTCAGTCATTTCTCCGCGTGCAACGCCTACGTCTGCGAAATGCCAGTTAGGTTTAATTAATTTTGAAAGAGTATTGAGCTGTTTAATATGCCATTCGTCCATTATAAATCCTTTAAGTTGCTAGTTATTAAGTTAATTTCGGGTTCTGTAAGTTCGTGATTATTTGGTAGATAAAACCCGTAGTCATTTACAAAATCTGCATTTTTTAAACGGCATTCTCCAAAGTTTTTAATCCAGAAAGGCTGTCTGCCTAACGATCCGCAAATTAAAGGTCTACACTGTATTTCTTTACGTTTTAGAGTGTCAACAACTTTAGCTCTATTTTTAGAAATAACAGGATATGCAAAATTAGACACGTATTTTTCATTTGTAGAATCTGGAGCTTTCCATAATTCATTTTTTACTAAAGATTGATAAATGTTATAATTATAATTACGAGCTTTTACTACCTTATTTGCTATTTTAAGTTGATTTATACCAATGAAGGCTTGGAGGTCGGTTGACCTAAGATTAAATCCCATATAATAAAATTTATATAAAGATTCAAAATCGTTGTCTATTTTAAATTCTTGTCTAAGGTTATCCCTAGGGATTTTATCCATGTCACGATCCCAGCCATGACTCCTTAGCGACTTTAATACATTGGCGATTTCATCATCGTCAGTACAAACCATGCCTCCCTCAATAGTGGAAAGGTGATGGCCGAAATAGGTAGAAAAAGAGGAACATAAACCAAAAGTTCCTAACTTATCGCCTTTGTACTCTGACCCTAATGATTCACAGGCGTCTTCTAATAAAATAATATTATTGTTTTTACATACTTCAACAATTTTTTTCATTTCAGGCACTAGCCCTAATACCGAAACTAAAATTAATGCTTTAGGTTTATCTTTGAGTATTAATTGTTCTAAATGATTTATATCTATTGATAAATCTTCAAGATTGCAATCGCACAATACGGGTTGTAAGCCTAATTGAACTACTGGCGCTAAGTCTGTAGCCCAAGATAGTGCGGGAACCGCTACTTTATCACCCGACTTTAGCCGACCTAGCTCAATTAACGCATAAAGCATTAATAAATTCGCAGAAGAACCAGAATTTACAAAAATAGAGTTTTTGCACCCTAAAAATTTTGACCATGTATTTTCATACTCCAAAGTCACCTCCCCTTTAGTAAGGTGAGGGTAGGTTTGCAACCATTTAACTAGTTCGTCTATCTCTTTTTTTGAGATAGTATCTTTAACTAGGGGTATCATTTAGATTTAAAGAAATTAATAATATTTTCAATTATATAATCTTGCTGCTCATTAGTCAACCCGCACGATGACGGCAATGAAATACCTTTTGAGTATATATTTTCACTCACAGGAAATTTATGGTCAGCAAAATGATAATCTTTATAACAGGGTTGGAGATGCAGGGGGTAAAAGAAATCTCTAGTTTGAATATTATTTTTAAATAAATATTCTTTAAGCTCCGATTTGTAATCTGTTAAAAAAGAAGTAAACCACCAAACTGGATCGCAGTTTTGGTCTAGATTAATAGAAGTTATCTTGTCATTTAAATGTTCTAAAGAGTCATGGTACTTTTTATGTATATTATTTTTAATTTCTATCACCGAGGGTAGTTTATGTAACTGGGCAATGCCTATCGCGGCTTGCATTTCAGTAAAAGAAAAATTAAATCCTATTTTTTCATGTTTAAATTTGCCTTTTTCTAATCTGCCGTGATTTTTTAAGCTATAAACCTCATCCCTTATTTTATCACACTCGGTAAGGATAACACCCCCTTCTCCACAGGTTATTGTTTTATTCCCGTAAAATGAGAGAACGCCTACGTCCCCAAAAGTACCTACATGTTTAGAGTTATATTTAACTCCTACTCCTTGGGCGGCATCTTCAACTATGTATAAATTATGTTTTTCAGCTAAACTACATAAAGCTGTCATATTGCAGCTTTGGCCGTATAAATGAACAGGCATGATTGCCTTAGTAGCTGGAGAAATTAAATTTTCAATTTTTTCTACATCTATGCAAAAATTATCATCATTTATTTCACATAACACAGGCTTTGCGCCCGCCATTAATATTGCGTTTGAAGAAGCTATGAAGGTTAAGTTTGGGACAATTACTTCATCACCCTCTCCTATACCTAAAGCTTTTAAAGCGGAAAAAAGTCCCACAGTGCCATTAGTAACAGCAACGGCATGTTTAGTTCCAGTTAATTTTTTAATTAACGATTCAAATTCTTCTGTTAGCTTATGTTCAGTAACGTAAGTAGAGTCAACAACGCGCTGTAACTGAAGTAATTCTTTTTCGTCAATCCAAGGCTGAATCTGAGGTATAAAGTCTATCATAGGATTTTTGTTCTCTCACAGGGGAGTCGTAATGTTCATTGATTCTTTTTTTAACCAAGAATCTTTCATCATTAAATTTAGCGTTGAGTCTAGCAAATTGAATAAACTCTTCATCAAATTCTTTTTTGGACTCTTTTTCTCGAAAACCAGCTTCGGTATCCCAAATTTTAATATTAATATTTTTTAGTTCTTCATACAGCTTTTCGTCCACCTCTATTCCATCGTACATTAAAGCTGAAGTTAGTTCTTTCTTTTCGGCTCTTATGTATTTCAGTCTAGACTGATCACTAATTCTTTCGAGTTTAATATCTAGAATAGTTATCTTGTCAAATATTTCCCCTAGTGCTACTTCTACTTTCATTATTGAAATAAATAATATTTTTTTTTTGAAATTAAAGCAACTTTATTTTTTAGAAATAAAACATAATTTACTTGGGCATGTTAATGTAGAATCATCATATATAGATATATGCTTAGTATTTTTAGATATATATTGATTTTGAGACTTAGTTAAATATCTGCTATCCAGAGTTTTGTTTTCTAGAAATCTACCAAGGGTTGCGTCGGTGCAGTTTTCGTAGTTAATTTCATCCCCAGCAAGCCATTCTTTATCGGTTCTTATTTGGGAGCCTAGATGACATTCACCCGCCACGCTGTGATGAGGCTCACCTGAGTGACCCCACCATTGAGAGCCTGATTTAAGGTCTCTCTCATATACTATATCTTCTATAGCGTAAATTCCAGCGCTTTCTATAAACGGAAAAATATAGCCCAAGCTGTTCATTTGGTCGTATTGAAAATGAGAGCCGTCATCTACTAGTAAATCTATCTTTTTTCTGTTAGTTATTTTTGCTATCTCTGCCATTAAGTTATTTATGCAATCCTCTTGTGAGGCGTCCATGTGAAAAAAATGAATTCTGGGATCATTAAATAAATGGGATTTTTCATAAACATCTAAAGCAAATATTTGAGCTTTAGGAAAATATTCAAGCCATGCACGAATAGAGTTGCCTTCGAATACTCCTATTTCTACAAAATTTATTTCTTGATCCCTGTATTTGTTAAAATATTTATCATATACAGGACAGTAGCCATGTTGAAATTTATCAGTTTTATTGTCTTCGCAAATTCTTTCTAAAGTTTTCACGATATTTTTTTGGTTTTTAGTTTTTCATTAATCAGTTTTTCTAGCAAATCAAATTTACTATTTTCTACAGGTATTTTATTTTTATTTGAGGAGTTGTGCCAGTGCCATGCGAAAGCCTCTAAAAATAATCTAGATTTATCTTGCACAGGGATATCGAACATTTCCTCCGTAGCCGTAATAGAGTCCTCAACGTTAACTTTGCTAATTAACCACTGGGTATCAAAAAAGGAAGATGGAAATACGGTAAATTTTACTTTCCTGTAAACATAAGAAAGCATGTCCTCATCATAGCAAGTTCCACCCGAGGGCGGTGTAACAAGTAATCTTTGCATGCACTCTTCAATAAAGCTGCTTTTATAGCTACATCCGATTATTGCCGCGCATGGACCGTGACAGTCGGGAAGGTCTCTTCTTTCTTTCGGAAAATCTGTAGCGCCACCCCATTGATAAGCAAAATCTTGATTGAGTATAGGTTTAAAATCTCTTAACAAGATTGTATCCATATCCACATAAATACCTCCAAATTTATAAAGAACTAAAAATCTCATTATACCACTATGCATCCAATGATTTTGGTCTGAATTTAGTGAAAAATGAAGCTGAGAGTTTTCAAGAGGTGTTCCTTTAGCAAGCTCCTGACAATTATAAACTCTTAAATCTACTAAATGCTTATAAGGTTGTATGTTTTCTTGGTTAGATATATCATAATCTGACCATACTATTAATTTAGTTTTTTCTAAATTTTGCGTAGCCAAATAGGACTTAAGAACCATGAGCTCTTTGGGATTTTTGAATTCAGAATATACATGAAAGATGGTTTTTTCTTCGGGATATTCATAATTATCTTCATTTAGCTCTCTTAAATACTTTAAGCCTTCCCTATAATCAAAATAAAAAGAAGGATTATTTTCTATGGTTAGATTTATCATTTTAACTATCGTCGTATTCGTATTGTTTTAAAATTTTTTGCACCTCTTGAGTGTCAATATTTTCCTTTTTCTTAAAAACGCTCAAAGTATCTGCTGAATCAATTTTATTGAACCATTTTTCTATGACACCATAACTCCTATCTTGTACGTGAAAGAAAGAGGGGGCGTAGTCATGCATTATCAAATAAGACTCTTTTTTCATTTTTTCTATAGACTTTAACGCGCACGCTACCCTGAACCTGCCATCTACAAAAACTAAATCGGGAAAATAATCATGTAAGTCTTTTAAAACGTTAGAATATTTGGGCCACTCTGTTTTTTGAGATTCATCTTTAGGATGTCCCCAATAGGTAAGTTCACCGATATTTACGAAATGAAATACAACGTTTTTTTTAACTTTTTCTTTTATTTTATTTATCCAGTTTAAATCAGAATCCACAGAATGCAAATTTTTAATATTTTCAAGATGTGAAATTAAAACAGTACTACCGCCACAGCCAAATTCAAAAACATCAGTGCTTTTCTGTAGATATTCTTTAAACTTACCGATTTCGGCCACTGACATCGAAACGTCCATATTAAATATTATTTATCCTCATATTTTACAGTTTTCCAGTTTTTATTGCTACGTTTACCCAAGGGGTGTCCCCTGAAATCATGAAAAAATAAATTTTCCTGTTTGCAATATAAATCTATTAAAGTCTTAAATGAACTTTCCATAGCGTGAATTTCCTGTGCGTTTTTTAAAATTTTTATAAAATAAAAAATATTTTCAGAAATATCATTTTCTATTATATGAAGTCTCTTCTTTAAAAAATGTTTTCTATTTAGTTCAAAGCCTCTATCCTTGTCTTCATGCACAAAAATATAAGGTTTGTTTTTGGGGTTTAGTTTTTTAAACACCCTATTTTCTTCTTTAACATCTCTTTGTAATTTAAAATATTTTTTTCTTACTGAATAGGGAACATTTACCTGATCATAAAAGAGCTCCCAGCAATTTTTAGTTTCATCTCTATCATGATAGGTTCCGTGCCCAATAGTTAAAAGGTCGCTTATACTGGATTCGGGGCCGTTAACAACCCTTTGCACCTCTTCCCTCTCTTTATTTTTATCTATTTTAACTACCTTTATTCTCGGCTCATCTCGATACATAAATTTTATCATATCGAAATAATTACTTTTACCAAAAACGGTAATAGTCTCGTAATCTAGTTTTTCTAAAAAATATCTAATCATTCCATTGCAATCCAAATGATCCCCTAAGCCTAGGTGATGATAAACAAAAAGATTAGTTTTTTTAACTGGTTCAGGCGGGGGTGCAGGAGTTTCTTTTTTTACACGAGGTTTTTTCTTTTTTATTTCTATAGGTTTTCCCACGAAGTTGATGGGATTTTTTTCTTTATCCAACCCGCCAAGACGTGGTGTGGGGAATTTTTTGGCAATCGCGTTTGCGCCCTTTCTTTCAAAGAACTCATCATGAACAAAACAATCATCTTTGACTAACGGCCAGACTTTTTCCCTTAAAAAGTTTTGATCAACTTGCCAGAATTCACCTTTAGGATATTTAGAAATTAATTCGCTCATAACACGAAGAATTCCATGTTTAGCACCCCACATACCGCCTAGTATTTCAGTTGCGTGAGCAGGGTGATCTCTCATAACGTGAAAATTTTTATCACTATTTACCCATTCTTCAACAGCCCATCTTTCCCTCAAGGATAAACGGCTATCGGTATCCCTCGAAATCATTACTTCAACATTGGGTTCTGAAGCTGGCAGGAATCTCCAAAACATACCACTCCAGTTGCCCTCTTCATTCATTATAAATATTTCTGTATTTTCCCTTTTAGATAATTCGGTTATAGTTTTTGAAGGGGTAGATTTACCTATATAATATCTACATACCCAAGATGGGTACAATTCTAGAGCGATGTCAGCGTTTTCTATAGCTCCTTTATTATATTTAGGATTATCGCCCCAAAGGCAAAAACTTATTATTTTTTTCAAATTTGAACAATTCATCAGTTTGGATTTTTCGTAATATTAAATTATATCGTTCCTTCACAAGTTTTATGATCTTTTTGCTCTCTAAGAGCTGATTTAGTTACTTCATTGATTTTATTCTTAATTCTAAACCTTTTATCATTGAGTGTGTAAATTGATCTTGAGAGCTTTATAAATTGCTCTCCAAAATCTTTATCTTGCTCTTTTAATCTTATTTGATCCTCTATATTCCATAGCTTGGAGTTAATCTCTTTCAAATCGTTTATAAGGGTGTCAGGGACATTCTTTAATTTATCTACTCCATCTTGGCCTGATTCAGAGTTTAAAATATTTAAAAATACCTTCAATTCATTTTCTATATGTTTAAGCTTAGATGCGTCTTTTATTTTATCTTTTTTTATCAATAATATGGTGAATTTATCTATTATTTCACCGTTTGAGACTTCAATCTTTGGCATATTGTAAAATTCTTTCTTTATGAGATTTGATACTTAAAAAAGATTCAATATTGCTATTCAGAATCGTTAGCTTTTCGCTCTCTTCGGGGATAAAATTAGAGTCTATTTGTGTCCAATTGCCAACGAAAATCGACGGTAAATTCCAATCATCGTATATTTTTTTAATTGTACTATTTATCATTATAGGAATAGAGCCTACGAGTAGAGCTTCGTAATTTCTATGAGTATCAAACCCTGATCCTTCCAGACAAATAACATATTTGTATTGCCTCATTTTTTCCAGATATTTATCGAATGAAAGCTTGCTCTTCTCGGTGACAACGCATGGTAAAGAGCTAAGATATTTAGTATTTTTATCTCTATTAGGGTTATTTCCTGAAGTATGATAAGATAAATAGATTTTATCAATTTTGTCTTGCCACTTTGGTTTATCTTTCCAGTGCTTTCTTATAACTTTCTGATTACCACCTTCTCTTTCTTTTTCCTCAAATCCAATGGGCAAACCTGTTATTTTTTTCGAGTCTACGTCAGGAGGGTTAGTGCAAAACCAATGGTTTACTTTGTTGCTATTTAAAACATCTATGTAAGAAGGATGTCCTAATCCAACATTATAAGAAGAAATCCCGCTTACTAAGGTAAATTTATTTTTTATAGCATTAAGTAGATTTATGAAATATCCGTTATATATATAGTCTGTCTTAACAAAAATAATGTCGTCTTCTTTTACGTCCTCTGGGTTAAATTCGCATTTGTCATGTAATCGTGAAACTCCAGCATTTATATAAAATTCTTCAGGAGCATCCAAGCAATGATCGGCAATGGTTGGCATCCAATTATAATTAATAAAATCACTCATAAGAAATTACCCTCCATTGTTTTAGACTGTTTTGCCCCAGTGGATGGCCCCTAAAGTCGTGAAAGAATAAGTTATCCTGTTTACAATAAAGGTCTATTAAAGTTTTAAAACAGCTTTCCATACAATGAATCTCTTCAGCTTCTTGTAAAATTTTAATGAAATAAAAAATATTTTCAGTTACATCATTTTCTATTATTCGCAGGTCTTTATTTAATATATGATTTCTATTTAAATTGAACCCTCTTTCTTTATCGTCGTGAAGAAACAAAAAAGGTTCGTTAGCGGGATTAAATTTAGAGAAGACTCTTTCTTCTTCTTTTAAATCTCTCTCAACATAAAAGAAATCTTTTCTGACGTTGTAAGGTATATTTATTTGGTCGTAGAATATTTCCCAACAATTTTTATTTTCTGCGTTTTTGTTATAATTTTGATGTCCTACTATCAAAGAACCATTACCTTCAGATTCAGAAAGCCCCGCATTGATAGCCTTGCGAACAGATTCATATTCTTTATCCTTGTCTACTTTTATTACTTTTATCTTCTCATTGTCTCGATACATGAAATCAACCATTGAAAAGTAATTATCTTTAGCAAAAACGGTGATTTGATTATATTCCCACTGTTTCAAAATATATCTAACCATCCCGTTGCAAGCAAGATGATCTCCTAGTCCTAAATGATGATGTATATATAAATTGTTTTTTATCATCTTTTGCGGTAATATTTTCATTTACCTTATTCTTTTATCATTTTCGTCAACAGGTTTACCAATAAAGTTTTTAGGATTACCATCGTGATCAACCCCGCCGTCGCGTGGTGTAGGAAAAGGTTTTCTGTCAAAAAATTCATCATGTATAAAAGAGTCATCTTTGACTAATGGGTATATTTTTTCTTTTAAAAAGTTTTGGTCCACCTGCCAGAAATCTCCCTTTGAGTATTCAGACATTAATTCAATCATGTTTGAGATACAGCCCTTTTTGGCTCCCCACATCCCCCCAAGTATAGCAGTTTGGTGAGCGGGGTGGTCTCGCATAATGTGAAACCCTTTATCACTTTGCAACCATTCATCTACTGCACTTTTTTCCCTTGAGCTTAAGCGACTATCGGTGTCTCTCGATATCATAACTTCTACATCGAAATCAGAAGCAGGAGAAAATCTCCAAAACATTCCACTCCAATTGCCCCCCTCGTTCATTACTATAATTTCTGTGTTTTTTCTATCGTAAAGCTGTTTTATGATTTCAAATGGAGTCGATTTGCCAATATAATAACGGCATATCCATTCAGGGTATATATCTAAGGCTAAATCGGCATTTTTTACTGCACCTATGGTATACTTGGGGTTATCGCCCCATAAGCAAAAGCTTATTATTTTTTTCATCATCTTATGGAAGATTTATACAAATCTATTTGACTTCCTTGAGAGGTGAGAGAGGGCTCCCACCAGCAGGTTTTTAAATTGTTTTTTATAAAGCAATAAGTCAACTCAAAATCTACAGGTAGAGTTATCGGCTTCAAGGTGTTTAATATTTTAGTACATGCTGTTTTTTTAATTATATACGAATCCAAGCATCTGGTCTTGGGATGCTCTAACATATATGCAAATTTACCCTCTTTAAAACCCGCCACTCTTTCGAAGCATCCATTACCAAAGAAAATAACATCCCACTCAGGAGGGGTGTCTTTCATGTATTTAGGGTAATCTTCAACAAAAGATTTTGTAAAAACAACGTCATCTTCTAGTATCATTGCATACTTAAAGTCTGATGCGGCTATTTTTTTAAAGCATTCGTAATGCTTAACTGCTACCGAGATTTCAGTTTTTAATAAATCCCTTGGGGGAGTTTGGTCATTAGGGTATGCTATATTAAGTTTCCTAGTCCATTGATCTGGCGAATTGTCATAAAAGCCTTCCTCTACGTCCTCATTTTCCACCCATTCTACTGATATTTTTTTCCTGTCAAAATACTCCATTAGCCTTTGTTTTCTTTCAACCAAGGGCTTGTAATGAGTTACATAAATTTTCTCTAAATCGAGCATAGGTATTTTTCTAAGTAATTAAATAAATTATATTTATTAAAATAATCTTCTTTGCATTCTTTGAGGGCTTCTAGTCTTCCAGTTATTGGCTGGTTTATTATATTTCTCAATTCTTCTATGACATTTTCAGCCCTCGGATCAAAAATGATAAACCCTTTTTCATTGTATACATTTTTGACGGTAGTGCAACCATAATAAACAGGAACGCAGTTATTTAAAAAAACATCAAAAAATTTCTCAGAAAGGTATAAGTCCTCACAGCTATTTTCAATACATATAGAGTATTTATAATCCTTTAGTGCATCCTTTTTTAATGCAGGAGCTCCTTTATAGCGAGAGTCGTTTATATTCCAACCTAATCCATAAATATCAATATCTAAATCAGAGTTTAAGATTTTTACCAAAAGGTTTTCTCTAATACTGTAATTGGTAAGGGGGTGCTGGGGGGTTCCACTTAAAGTCCCGTGATTTGCCACCATGTAAGACATTTTCTTAGGATAGTCTGGGGTGTCAACGTTATCAGGAAAACAATCATTATTTAGATACTCTTCAATTGTCGGCCCTTTTAGATTATTAGTCTCATGATTATTCCTAGAATCATGAGTAAATAGAAAAGAGTGTGTGTGGGTAACGTTTTCACCTTTTATTTTTCTATCGCTAGTTATGATGTATTTGCAGTAATCATCTAAATTCGCTAAAGAGTTTATGCTCCACGTAGGTTCCATTGTGACAGCTACATTTTTTTCCCTTGGAGATGAAAGCATTTCATCGCTTCTAGTAAGAACTATTAAGTAGTCATAATCATCTCCTGTGGTTAGCTCAAAGCATTCAGGGGGAGCGCCCCAATTGTAAACCATTCTTTCATTATTAGCTTCGGGGGAAGTCCAAAAAGAAGAAAATTTTAATTTTAATTTATTCATTTACCAATTGAATTTTTGAAATTGACCGTTCTTTTTTTTAAAAAATAAACGCTCAACTTCATGCACTAAATCTTGTCGGTCAGATTTTATGGCCCAGTTATCATAATCAAAGTCTCCTTCATCTGTATCAAAGAAAGTATAAAGATTATAATTATTAGGCATAAATTTTTCATAAAAAAGACGATTTGAAATAGAGTTTTTTTCCTGAACTTTTTGATGTACTCCTGTAAACACACTATCTAAATGTAGCCCTTCGAAGCAAATATAAGGAATGTCAAACAAATCTAAATTAAGTGATAATAAAATTTCTCCATCTAGCCCCTCTGTGTCTATAAAAAGCCTATCAATAGTCACCCCTGTTCCAATGTGGTTCCTCAGTATGGCATTTAGACTAGAGGCGGTCACTGTAATTTTTTTAATTTTTTCACCGCTATTACGAAGATGCTTCTCTACATGGTCTTTTCGAGTAGAGCAGAAAGCGGTGTAAGATAATCCATTGGGGCTATCATGTTCATTTTGGGGTACAAAAAAATCTACCGTATTGATGGATTCATCAGGCACAACTGCTTGGTTTAAAAAGGTTATTTTGTCAAAAACTTCCTTTTTAAGATTTTCTTTATAGAAATCTATACATTTACTTAGGGATGATTGTAATGGCTCAATTAACACACATTTTTTAATTTTATTTTGATTATGTTGTATAAGCCTAAGCGTTCCGTCTCGGCCTACATGAGCCCCAATTTGAACTATATTCATAATATTATTTTTTTTATGTAATTTTCAAAATATATACTTGAAGGATCAAAGTCTTTCCATATATCTTCATAGAGCTCCTTTGATAAATTTAAGTTTTTGTAATCTTGCCAATCATCAATAACTAGAAATGGAAATTGACTATAACAATCTATGTTAATACTTTTTGTTACGATAGGGATAGTTTTTAGATATAACGCCTCCCAATGTTTGTGGCAATCAATTCCGTTTCCATTTGGCGAAAGGCAAAAGTATGATCTGCCCATTTCTTCTAGATATTTTTCAATAGGAACTCTTTTTGGTAGTTTTAACCCTGTCTCTTCTAGGCATTTAGTTCTTTCAGGAGGATTGGTTCCTATGTCAAAATTACAATACACCATGTTATTTTTTTTATAATTTTCATTTATAGCAAAGTCCATTTTATCAGGATTACCATGAGCCCATTTAGGGTTAGCTAGTCCAATGGGTATGGAAAATAATTTAGGATGCTCATAAGACACATTTTGAGAATACCATCTTTTTACTTGTGGGTTATTTAATACTGATTGAAAAATATCATTATTTTCAACTATTGATACGTCAGTATTGTGGGTAAAGAGGGTAAATGGAAAATCTAATTTAATATACTCTAAAAAAGTCGGTAAATACTCCAATTTAACAAAAACATAATCATTATCTATATCTTTTCTTACTTTGAAATCAAAATTATGAGTACGTGCGTCACTATAAGAACCAGAAGAGTACTGACATAATGATTTAAAAGCGTTACCACATATATATTTAAAGTTATGCATTAGTTAGTATTTCGTGAACTTCATCATGTTTTTCTCTCATAACATTAATAAGTTCTTTTCCAGATAAGTTAAACCAAGGCTCGTGAGAGGAGCCTAGTAAGGGGTTTGTATGCACATGAACACCCATCATCTTAGCTTCAACAACTATCCTGCCACAAGTTTCAGGTAAACGAGGCCAAAAAACCACAGCAGCATTTGAGGCTAATTGACGCAAAAAGGTTGGGTAGTCTTTGTGGCCAATTAAATCATAATCCATTTTATTTTCGATGCAAAATTTAAAAGCTTCAGGAACGCCTTTTTCTGGATAAGGGGATTTTACTATAGAACATCTATCTTTTTTTTCTACATCAATTAAGCTTTCCATTAAATCTAAGGACTCGTTGCTCCATAAATTTCCAGAAAAATTAATTAGATTATTTAAGCCTAGATTATCGCAATGGATTTTTTCCTGAAGACTACTTTGACAAATTACAGCTTTAGCGTTTTTAAATAAATCCGTAAAAATCAAATGCTCCTTCGGGACAATAAAGTTTTCATATTTCTGGGGCTGCATATGACCTACGAATTTATAATCATGACAATATAGAATATATTTAAATTCGTTTTGAATTTTTTCTAACAAAAAAGGGTGGAGATTAAAGAAGTTCGATAAGATGAAAATAGAATCTTTTTCGTTTTCTAATAATTCTATATTAACGTCAAAACTGCTGTATTTTGCAACATCTTCATTTTTTTGTTGAAAAATAGAAAAAAGAATTTCATCGCTAAGTTCAGCGCCTCCAGAGTGGTTTCCACCACCTCCTCGAAAATCTTCAGGCCAAAAATCAGCTACGATAACATATCTCACACCTTATTTTAGGTGTTTTTTGATATGAGGTCAACGTCTTTCAGTTAAATGATCTATCTTCTCTTCTAGCCTGTCGAAGCGGTGATGGACTGTCTTAACTAGATTGTCAAAATCACCTTTTGAAACATATTTTTCAGGTAAACTTAGAGCTAGGGCGTTTAAGCGAGCTCTTTCTTCTTTAAGGTCTTCCTCGTGATGATCCCGTAGCTCCTCTATGTGGTCTGCATTTATATTTGTTTTTTCCCATATAACTTTTAAAATCCACCCACCGAAGAAGGATATTAAACCTATTGCTATATTTACAAATGTTTGTAAATCCACTGCGTCGTCCATACTATTATATACACAATTTTTTTGTAATATTTATTATAAAATATTATTTTTAAAAATCATCTTCTAAAACCCCAGAGTTTTGGTAATCTTTAACTTTTCTTTCAAAAAAGTTAGTCATTGCACCTGTATCGACTACTTCAGAAAGCCAAGGAAATGGGTTCTCATCGCTTTCGAATTTATAATCTATTCCAATAGCCTCCAACCTGCGATTACCTATATACTGCATGTAATCAACAAACATATCCGCATTTAAACCTAAAATACCCCTAGGTAAAACGTCGTGGGCATATGCAATTTCTAGTTCAACAGCCTTTTTAATATGCTCTATGGTTTCTTCTTCGAATTTTTTAGTCCAAATATTAGGATACTGTTCTTTTAACGTATTTATGAGATAAGTACCAAATTGAATATGAAGGCTTTCATCCCTGAGAGTATATCTGATTTGATCGGACAAACCAGGTAATTTATTTTGCCTCCCTAAAGCTAAAAGCATTGCAAAACCGCTGAAAAAGAACGTGCCTTCGCACACGATATAGTAAGAAACTAAGTTTCTTAAGAATTCTTTTTTACCTTCCACATTCTTGGTCGAAAAGTCGGGTCTGTTGACGTTGGTGGTGATTTCCATTAAGAAGTCATCTTTAGCTTTTATAGAGGGGATATTCATGTAAGCCTCATAGACTTCGGAAACTTTTAAGCTAAAACTATCGCAACACGTAACAACGGTCCAGTTATGAAGAGATTCTTCGTAAGCCTGTCTGAGAATGTATTGACGACATTCTGGGTCGGTTACCCATTTCGCAACAGTAAGAAGTAAATTATTACCAACCAACGATTCACTTCCAGCAAAAAAACCAAGACATCTTTTAACAAGTAGTTTTTCATCTTTAGATAATGAGTCATTTTTCCACTGATCAACATCATCGGACATATTAATTTCAGAGGGAGACCAATTATTAGCTACGCCCTTGAGGAATAAGTCCCATGCGAATTGATGTTTATGAGGTAAAATCTGATTTACCCCAGCAATTTCCTCTCCTAATAACATTCCATCCTTATTCATTGTATTTTACTTTCTATTGGCAGCTTTCACAATCAGGATCAAGGATACTGCAAGCCTTGGGCTCCTGTTCTGTTGCGGTACTTGTAGATTTTTCAATTTTACTAGCGCTTTTATTTCTTAGGTAATACGTGCTTTTTAATCCTCTATCTTTAGCATGAAAATATAAATCATTTAAATACTTTAAAGAAGTAGAGTTATTGAAAAGGTTTAGTGATTGCCCCATGTCGATCCATTTTTGCCTAGCTGCGGCGCAGTCTACTAATTTAAATTGATCTTGATCAAATGCTGTTTTATATCTGGATTTTAGATGAGTGGGGATTACCTCATCGCTCAACAAATTAACGTCGCCGTCTACCATCTTGAGCGCTTCTCGAAAAGTGTTGTCCCATATCCCTAAATTTTTACATTCCTTAACGAACCATTCGTTAGTGATAAATAAATTGCCACTTTTATTTTCGTATACAAAAAATGTAGAAAAATCTGGATCAATTGAAGGAGAGCACCCTTGTATATAGGAGATAGTTGCTGTGGGCGCAATAGCCATAGTATTACTGTTTCTCATACCGTTTTCAGAGATGGAAGAACGAACGGTTTTCCAATCTACTTCAGGAGCATACTTTTTGCCTCTGTGAATAATAGGCTTTTTCTCCATGTAATTCATAAGGTTTTTATAGGTGTCAATAGGCAAAATATCTTGATCCCATAGAGACCCCTTATAGGTTGAGTAAGCTCCTTTTTCTTTAGCTAACTTACTGGAATTTAGAATACAGTGGTAGGATATGAACTCGTAAAGCTCGTCAGAAAGTTTTACCGCTTCATCAGAGGAGTAATCTAATTCATAGCTATGAAAAACATCGTGCCACCCCATTGATCCAGCGCCCACGGGTCTATGTTTTAGGTTAGAGTTTTTGGCTTCAGCCGTGGGGTAAAAGTTCAAATCGATAACATTATCTAACATTCTCATTTGAACTTGGATTGTGGAGGCTAGGAGATTGAAATCTAATTTACCATCACTCCCAATATGCTCTTTTAAGTTAACAGAGCTTAAATTGCATACGGCAGTTTCCCCTACTTCAATTTTTTCTCCTTCATTAAATAAGGAGGGTTTTGTATGAAGAAAGATTTCAGTACAAAGATTAGAGCTATGAATTACGCCTTCGTGCGAATTAGAGTATCTAAGATTAGAGTTATCCTTAAAAGTCATCCACGGATGACCTGTTTCAAAAAGAACTCTCAACATTCTTTTCCATAAGTCTTTAGCTTTAACTATTTTATAATTACTGATTTCACCTTGATCAGCCATCTTGCAATACTTTTTGTATCTTTTGTCAAATTTTTCCCCATATAAATCATGTAGATCGCTTGTATCTGAGGGGGAAAATAAATACCATTCTTTATCAGCTTTTACGTATTCGAGAAAAAGATTACTCAACCAATTAGCAGTATTTAAGTCATGACAACGTCTACGTTCGTCTCCCGTATTCTTCTTAAGGTCCAGAAAGTCTTCTATATCTAGATGCCACGGCTCAAGGTACGCGCACCCCGCACCTGGTCTTTTGCCCCCTTGGTTTACTGCCACGAGGAGATCGTTGAAAATCTTTAACCAAGGAACTAGGCCACTGGAAGTACCATTAGTGCCCTTGATGTGAGAGCCTGAAGACCTAAAATTAGACACGTCAAAACCTAATCCTCCAGCGTATTTAGATTTTCTAGCTTCTTGCCAAGCACCCTCGAAGATTCCATCGATAGAATCATCAAAAGTATTAAGATAACAACTGGAAAGCTGGCTATGAGTACTACCACTGTTAAACAAAGTAGGAGTAGAACAACAAAGCAGAAATTGAGAAATTGTATTATAAAATTCAATAGCTTTTTCATTTTTATTTTCTTCGTTTATGGCCAAGCCCATCGCTACTCTCATCCAAAATGATTGAGGAGACTCAAGCCTTCTGCCGTTAATTTTATGAAAGTATCTATCGTGCAAAATCTGCAAACCAAGATATTTAAATTTATAATCTCTTTCTAAATCTAATGAGTTGGCTAATTTTTTTAAATCAAAATCTAGTAGTTTTTCATCTAAGATACCCTCTTTAACTAGTAGTTTGATATTTTGTACGAAAGATAATCTGTATTGATTATCAAATGCGTCTTTATCAACACTACTTCCGAATACTTCCTTGTGAATATTGCCCAGTAGAAGTCTTGCGGCTACGAAAGAATAATTTGGCTCTTTCTCCATTTTCTGCCTAGCAGACATAATTAGAGCTTGATCTATTTCTTTAGTGGTGATTTTATCATAAAGTTGAACATGTGCGTCTAAAACCACTTCACTGGCAGATACATCATCTAAATTCTCACACGCTCTTTCGGCGCATGTATTAATTTTAGATATATCAAGTTTTTCTAGCCTATTGTTTCTTTTTTTTACTTGTAAAGTCGAAGGATTCATTATCTCTTTAGAGTGTACATATAATTACATTTTTTTTAATTCAAGAAAAGAAAAAAGTCCTTTTAAGCAAAAAATAATTTTTGCAAAAAAAAATAAGTGTAGGAATTATATTTCTCTTCCCCCAGGGGGAATTACGCCTTCTTCTAATTTCATTAAATGGGCGCGAGTATATCCTATCCAATGAGTTTCATGAAAATCGGAGGGGTAATAATTAGCTATACGAGCTAATTTAAATTTTACAGGCGTGTTAATAAATTGGGCTTGAGCAGCCTTAGTGTAGTACCAAAAGCTATTGCTATTCCAAAAAGAAACATGAGTAGGGTCTTGGTAAGCACCTCTTCCGTCTGTATTTGGAACGTTGATTAAAACCCATCCATTGGGAGCTAAACAGCGGTAGAGTTCTTTCATCGTCTGAATGGGGTCTTTTAAGTGTTCTAGCGCGTCTTGCATTCTGAATACCCCCACGCTTCCGTCCTCAAAGGGCCAGTACGGTTTATCTAGGTCACAGACAATATCCACATTATCGTAAGGATAGTAATCTACACCTAGAAACCCTTCAGCTTTATATTGATGACAACATAAATCTACTTTTTTTAAATTATTAATCTCACTCCATTTAACTGTCAACTGTTGGATGTATTTGTCATGAAGCTCTCTTGTGAGTTCTTGTATCTTAGCATTTTTTTCACCATAACATGTATTCTCATCGTGTCTCCAATAAATATATAGAGGTTTTTCTATATGATGTACAGAGCCATGTATATAAGTTCTAGAAAGCAAGTCGTGATCGTCTAGCACGTCCATAGACACGTCGTGCCCCCCTATTCTGTCGTAAAACTCTTTTTTCCATACCCTGACGTGATTAGGGGCGTACCATATATACCCAAAAGCCAAAGGAGAGGGGGAAAAAGCCCTTGTGGCTATCATATTACTTCGCGGGCATGTGTAGTATTTCCATCCTCCATCTTCAGGGTAGGGAGCAATGGATTCACCTGTCGCCTCTACTATATCTATATCGTCAGAATAATAAAAATCCGCTTGATTCTCTGAGTCAGCTTTATTTATTTCTTCTAGGCAGTCTGGTGATAACTCATCATCGTGATCTAGCTCTACAAGTAGTTCCCCTTGGGATTCGTCGCAACAGTATTTTTTAAGGGCTCCAATTTTATCAGTATCACCTTCCCATTTTAATATTTTGTAATTTATTTCTTTACCCATTAACTTTGCTTGTAACTCGATGTCTGAGTCTAAAGCATCGTTATTAAGACAAATAATCCATTCAAAATCCTTGAAAGATTGATTAGCTACACTTTCTATAGTGCGGTCAATTCTTTTTAGGGAGTGGGAAGGGGTGAAAATACTAAACTTCATATTTCAATCACTCCGTCAGAATTGGGTTTGTATTTAGAATTTAAATGAGAGGTGTCTTCCCTGTGTTTTAAGCCCTGACGGTCTTCGGAATATTTTTTAAAAAATTTCTGCTGAACATGGTCGTGCCCTCTTTCTTGCTTTCTTTTCTCGCTCAAGTCCTTAGAGGCATCCATTAAATCTCCTATAGTACCGTCAAAATCTTGAGTTTTCTTCATGAAATCATGCTCTGAACTCGAGTCTATGCGCGTCATGTTTGGTACACTCGCATGGGGGACAGTGAATACTCTATTCCAAAGTAATCCGTTTTCGTCGGTGTACTCGTGAGTCTCTGAAATTTTTTGAGATACCTCTATAATTTCTTTAGTTTCAGGATGCTGATAGAGATATGTAGGCATTATTCATTAATGAGGGGCAAGAGTGTATCCAAGGTTTTGTCTAGGGAGAAATCTTGCTGAAGTTTTTCGCCGTTTTTATTGTTTTTATTTTCTTCGACTCTTTTAATTGCTTCTTCACATCCAGAAATAAAATCGTCTTCATTGAAATCAAATATATTTCCTTGATTGAATTCTTGACCTTTGTGAAAGAATACTCCATCGTAGGCTTCGATTTTTCCGCTTGGTTCAACTAGGACGCTATTTTCTGAATTAGCCCATTCTTGATAAGCGTGAGCATTTAAGATAACAGCATGTTTACCTAGTGCTACAGATTGGAATTCAGGAAGCCCCCATCCTTCTGCACCAGACATACCTATTATGATGTTACCTGAGTTTAAGAAATCATTGTACAGTTTATTCAATGGCATTGAGCCGAGAAATTGAACATTGAAAAAATTCTGCCCCTCTAAAGCTTCTATAAATGAATCCCTGTTTCTTTTTTCATCTAGAAATGGGTTGTAAAGAGAACACTGAAGAGAATACCTCTTATCGTTTCCAAATTTTTTCGCCCATGCTTTAATAGTTTTAGAATGATTTTTTCTCTTTTCAAATTTCCCACAAAGATTAAAAACTATTCTATCATCATCAAAATATTTTTTATTTATTTTAGAAAAATTATAACTATCAAATGCAAGGGGTACTACGTGGCTTTCTACTCCGTATTGCTCAAAAACATTTTGAGTATACTTATTGGTAAAAAAAAGTTTATCAACATTTTTTGCTATATTAAGCTCAGTAGGAGTAGGTTGATCGAGCTCGTAAAATGTCAAAAAATTATGAACGTGAGAAAAAGAGTCGAGACCGCCATTTAAATGCCATAATTTGAAAGATGGGATATCTCTCCTATGCTCTTTGGCAGCCTTAGATGTACATTTTGACACATAATCTAAGAAATTTTTATCATTCCCTTGAGAAGATAAATCTGGTTGCCCTATAGGAAATACACAGGGCTCCAGATTTCTTTTATGGAAACCTCTCATGAGCAAGGATGAGACTTGCCCAAAAGAGACTCCATTGAGAGGTATATTAGCGGTAAAACTCACTTTATAGAACGTCTAGTTCTTCTTCGGTTTGTTCGTTTTTTTCTTCCTCTACCTCTTTAGCTTTAACACTGGAATCCGATTCCTGTTGTCTAGGTTCGGACCTGTAAATTCTGTAGTCAGGAGCGTTTTGATTTTTTTTATCCTTATTAGGCCAAACCATAATTCTCTCCTTGTTTTCTTCAAGACCCTCACCTTCAGAGGTTTCTACGTGCCCTGAGAGGAACTTGTTACCTGCTTGGCTCTTCTTTAGCCATAAAGCTCCGATCTCACGCTTACTCCATTCACCTTTTCCTTTTTCGTTTGAATCACTCATGACACTTAGAATAATTAAAAATTGATTCTTTGTCAAATCATTTTTTTATTATTTTCAGAAAATCTTTTATCAAGCTACGAGAAAGCTTCTCTTTAACTTTTTCTAAAGGCCCTTCGATAAATTGACACTCGTAAGAATAATCCGCGTTAGATTTCAAGCCCGCGTCTTGGGATTTTTCATCTTCATTCGCGGGCTGTAGGAAGACTCTTTTTGAATTAATAATTTTAAATTGAGATATATGAACCAGTATTCCTCCTAATTCATTTTTTAACCACGAAACTTCATCATTTTCATATTGGTTGTATCTTATATCGGTAATACAGGAGTACTCGTTTATCTTTTCGTCTCGTAAAAATTGCTCAAAGATGTGATTTTTAATTTTAGGGTCTACTTTATTTAGCCAGTATCTCCCTTGAGTTAGTTGTCTTTTTACGGACGCATGAGATACTAAGCATTTTCTTATTAAATTTTTATCTTTTCTAGAGCAATTAGTAGGATCAATGCCGAAATGCTGTAAGCAATACGGTTTAATTTCTTTTTTTAATTCATCCCCTAGGGAAAACCTTTTGCATTTTATTTCTTTAGATAATAATTCAAAAAATAAATCCTTACCTGACCCAGCAACCCCTGCTATCCCAATTATTTTAGTTTTCATTTGAAAATTTTAGAAGCATCCCCTCTGTATTTTTTTCTACCTACATGATTTAATGAAATAGTGGTATCAAGCCATATCTTACCGCCAATTTTTTGCCATCTCCTGCAAAATGTGTAGTCTTCTGACAAGTAGGCATTATTATCATTTTTATCATGAGACGTATCAAATAAACTATATAAATTATTTTTTAATTTTTCTCTGTGCTCATCTCTCCCCCTTAAATCCTTCCTGTAAGAGTCTCCGTCCAAGTCTCCGACATAATGCAACTCAGGATAAGCTTCTTGCATTTTTGAAATAACTTCTCTTTTTATCATCATAAAACCAGTTCCTGCATCTTTAACTTCGACGAGATCATCATGAATAGTGTAGGAGCCTTCAGTGTTGATAACATACTTAATAGGTTCTTGTTTTAAGGGGTACGCTCCAACTGTAACAGGCTTATCGTGTGATAATAATTTAGAAATAGAATCTTCAGGGAATTCTATGTCTGAATCAATAAAAAATAAATGAGAAGCTCCTGACGCCATGAATTCCGATACTAACTGATTTCTACCACGAGTTATCAAACTCTCATTACCTATCATAAAAACTTGAAGAGATATATTATTATTCATACACGAATGTAGTACGCGTAACGTACTCTGCATGAATTCTTGACATACCATTCCTCCGTAACATGGAGTAGCTATAAAAACATGAGGTAAGGAAGCTGTGGGTGAGCTCATTTAAAATATATTATAATATTTTGATTCAAAATCAATACGTTTCTGAGGGTGTGGATACTTTTCACGGAAATAAAGACACAATACCCCCACAAAAGGGGGTATCGTATTTAAGTGTGTCTATTCTTTTCTTCGGCCCTTTTATTGTTTTGATTGGAGAGGGGTACTCCAAGACACAAAATACAACCAAACTAATGTTTGGCACAGACTACCTCTTGTTAGGGAGGCCAGAGAAACTGCGGCTTGAAAAACTCTAGTTACGTCTATGTACCGCTCACGCGGGGCAATGCCTTGGTAATCAACCAAGCGTTTTTTACTCCTAGTATTTGATAGGAAGCTGTATCCCTTGAGAATGGAACCCAGACTTAAGTCCCCAACCGTTATGTGGTTTATCTTAGGAAAACTCCACTGATTTGTCCCAGCGAGCTTAAAAGGGGCTCTTACCCTTTTTTGCTACTGTAATATCATTTTGGAGGTCAGTCAATTTTTTTTGGCGTTATCCCGTCTTTTTGCATGGCTTCTAAAATTAAAGTAATATGCAAGATATCTTTAGGACGGATATTGCTAGGGTCGGCTACATCTACGTGGTCATCTATATTATCACAAAAATTATTTATCACTTGTGCGATTTTTAATGCAGTATTTCTGTCTATTGTTATATCTTGATTTAGGCTTTCCAATTTTTGATTTAAAATAAAAATATTTTCACCGCCTACGATTACTTCTGTAATTATTTTTTGTTCTTGGAGTTTTTTTAACCCTGCTATCAACTTAGCTTTATCTGTGGTTTCGTCTTCAGAAATCAAAAAAATATCCTTGAAGTTCTTTTTTACGCTTAAAGAATCATGATTTTGAAACCATTTATAAAGCTCAACGCATGTGTCTAAAACTGTCATTTTTTAAAAAATAACCCTGTAGCCTATATTTTGCAAAAAATAATTGACTTAATAAAAAAAACTTATTACTCTTCAGTACAGAAATGAAAGATAATTCAAATAAAACCAAAAGAGGTAGAAAACCCGTTCAAGTAACTTGGCCTACTGATGAGTTCACAGCTAGTGATGTAGCTAATCAAATGCAAGGAAAATTGTCTAGGGTTTCGGTTCACTCCAAAATTAACAAGGCGGTAGAAAATGGTGAAGTTTCTGTCGTTAGGAAAACCAATGGTAGCATGGGGAGACCATGTTTCATTTACAAAATGAAGTGAAATTTAAATGTTAGTAGTTTCTTTAATAATGTTTGGATTTGTAGCTTCTGTATTGTGGGGCGTAGCCTTTAATGAGTGAGCAAAGGCCTACTTGGGAAGAGTACGCTCTTGAGTTAGCTAAAAGCGCTTCCATCAGGAGTGAAGACCCTTTCGTTAAGGTTGGCGCTTGCGCTCTTAATTATCAAAATATGGTAATAGGCGTGGGCTATAACGGCTTGCCTTCTGGTAAGAATTTAGAGTGGGAAAACTTTAGTCGAGACGAGCGTCGGCCCTTGATGGTACATGCTGAAACTAATTGTTTATCTTTATGTAAAAGAGGTGAAGTTAACATACTAGCTGTGACTTTATTACCATGTTCTTATTGTGCAAATATGATTTCAGCCTATGGCGTAAAAACCGTGGTTTATGAAAAAGAATACGAGCAAGAAGACTTTGATTTAATAAAAGGTATTTTTGATTTCAATGATATTAAATTGATTAAGATTTGTGACGAACAAGAAGAAGTCGAGTGTCTAAGTCAACCCAGAAGAGTAGAAATTCCTAATGATGATGCCTTTAGATTGGGATAGCATAATTTTTTTAAGTTTTGCTTGTAGTTCTTTTTTGTTTATTTGGTTTGATACTAATGCTATTTACGAGTATTTGAAGTATTTTAATTTAGGAGGCAAATTTATTCATGGATACACTGATTATAGAAAGAAAGACTTTGCAACGCTCTTGTTCGTACCCTATCTCTTAGTTAATTATAATTGTTTTTTTACTAGACTAATTTGTTGCGCGATATGCATAAATTTTTGGATTAATTTAATAGTTAATTTGTATTGTTTTTCTATTTACAATTTGCCCTTTACTTTTATATTTTCCTTATTAATTTATTATATATTAATCATTCTTAAAACATTAGTTGAAAAAAAATGATCACTTTAACTCGAAAAACTTTAACCAATCTTCTTAACGCTAATAAGCAAATTTTTATTAATTTTCCGTTAGTTGAAGCTTATTGTGCAGTTCAGACGTTACCTGAATCTCAAGTCCATTTTTCTCAATTAGTTAGTGAGGCTACTTCTAACCCAGAGTTTAGAGGTAAGATAGAAGAATGCCTTGGGAGTTCATTTGAATTAGATAATGAAGTTTATGAAATCATGAATGGGGTTGAATTAGTATACATTATTCGAAATAATAATATTACTATCTCCGAAGGCGAAGAATCATGGATAAGTAATTTAGAAAGGATTCGAGACACCCTTCAAGGCGGGGCTTGTTGTTCTACGAGGGCGGCTTTAAATCAAGAAGGTAGGCATTGTTATGAGGATTTAGTCAATCAATGTGATTCAGATTGGATTTTTGTAAAAAATATTAAGTCTTCCGTAGGGGCATCTAAAATTATTTTCCATTACCATGACGATAGATTTAAAACGGTATAAAATGAAAAAAACCCTTGATCATAATAAAAAAATGCTAGGAAAGAAGGTTCTCGTGGAGGATAAGGATTACTCTTTTTCAGGCATAGTGGATAAAATTGTAGATTCTCAAACTTTTTTAATTAAAGATTGTTTCACAGGAGAAACTAAGGAGGTTAATATTTTTGATATTCGCTCTCTTTAGTATTGACTAATACACAAAACACTTTATAATAAAAACCGTATGAGTACAAATACAAAGAAAAGTAGTAGACGCGCCCCTTCTAGAAAAACTTCTTCAAGGAGTGTTAAGAGAAAAACAAGAACCACGTCAACGCCTTTAACGGTGAATACTAATTACGCTAGAGTCGCTCTCGTGCTTTTAGCCTTGAACGTGCTTTTCACAGGGTATGTAGTTGCGAAGTTGACAAATATGTTTGCTCCTGTTGCTTTGCCTTAGATATATGTAATTGTAAAGTTTGTTTGTTTCTTACACCCCCCTTCTTTTGGAGGGGGTTTTTTATTGAAAATGTTGAAAAAATAGATTATCATTTTAAGAGATGAAGCAAATTAAAAATTTTAAAATAGGAGTAGTAGGCAACGGGTATGTTGGTAAAGCAACGCAGCTTTTTGAGTGTGATTCTGTACAATGTATTGTGTATGATAAAGACCCCGAAAAGTGTTCTCCTCAAGGGACTACATTGCAGGATTTAAAAACTTGTGATTTAGTTTTTGTGTGTGTTCCTACGCCTATGAAGCCTAATGGAAATTGTGATCTTTCCATAGTAAAATCTGTAATTAAAGATTTAGGCTCCGTTAGAATAAGAAAAAATAAGATAGTCGTAAGGTCAACAGTCCCCGTGGGAACCTGTAAAAAATTAAAAGTTAATTTTATGCCTGAATTCCTTACTGAGAAAAACTGGAGAGAAGATTTTTACAAAAATACTTTATGGTTATGCGGGACGGATAACATGTCTGAAATGACTAAGAGTGGTCTTAGGGTCCAGATGGAAGATATTACAAAAACTGGAGAAGTTTTAGAATTCAATACTTTTGTAAATAAAATGAGAAGCTTGCTTGCGTTAGCTAAAAAGCATGATAAAATCGAGTGCGATAACGTTACTTTTACCTCGACTAAACACGCAGAGTTTGTAAAATATGTTAGAAATTCTTTTTTAGCTGTAAAAGTGTCTTTCTTTAACGAGATAGAGGAGTTTTGTTTAAAAAATGATTTAAAATATGATTTAATTAGAAAGTTAAGTTGTTGTGACCCAAGAATAGGCGAAAGTCATACTCAAGTTCCTGGACCAGATAATAAGAGAGGGTATGGAGGCACATGTTTCCCGAAAGATGTATCTTCCCTTCTTCATCAAATGAAAACTTCTAAAGTGAAGACAATGGTATTAAAGAGTGCTCAGGTTCGTAACGAAAAAATAGATCGTCCAGAAAAAGATTGGGAGCAAGAAAAAGGTAGAGCCGTAAGCGAATAATTTATTTGCTTTTTAGAAAAATTGTGCTACGTTAAATTAACGAATCTAACGATTCACTAACATATATATTATGAAAAATCATAGAGTTAAATGGGTGTTGCCTAAAAAAAATCTTCAAACTGAGGAAAATTCAGCGGAATTTTCTAATAATTACAAAGACGTAATTCGCCCTCATGGGTGGGGTAAAGAACTCTTAAAGAAGAGCTATGATAAAGAGGCTGTCGCTAAACATTCGCAACCCACTTCTCTTGCAAGTATAGTAAAAGATGATCCTAATTTTGGTAAAGTAGCCTCCCCTTTCGTCCCTAATCGTCCTTATAAATTTTCTAATTTAATTTCGGCTCTAGAAGGTGGCTTAAAAAGAGGTAAAGTCTATTCATTTTTCGGTGCGGAGTTTTCGGGTACAACTAGATTTATAACTAACTTAGCTAAACAAATATGTATAAATCCTGACCCAGAGGAGGTTCACGATCTAGGGTATACGCCATCTTATTATTTTATAGACAAAGAAAGGACTCAAGCTGAATTTAGTAATGATTTTTTTGCTGAAGAGATAAAAAAAGGGTCGTTTGACCACATGGAAGATAAGGATTCTTATCTTCCGATTGACGAATTAGTTGATTCCTACTCTAATTTAAATTATGAATGCTGGGGACAAACTCATCAAAGGGGGTGGTATGAAGTACATTTAAGTGGTAAGCTTGATGATAACAGTAACCCTAGTAAGACTCCAATTGGGGCCAATCTAGATGTTTTGTTTTATAACGGAGTACAGAGTATTGATCTTTTACATGATCTTAAGGAGCTTGCTATAAAATACAACTGTGCTGTCATAACGACTTCAACTATTAAAAGTAAAAAACCCTCACTCCAAAGTTCTGAGGAGAGTGAATTTAACAAATTAACTTTTAATAATATTGATCCTAATATTTTAAATTTTTGTTATTTTGCAGCTACCCTTAAAAAGAAAACGGAGCTAGAGGTTAAACATGAAACCCTTGGCACTCATCGTCTTTATATAATTAAGAATAGTTTTTTAAAAAATGAAGCTTATAATGGAGTAGTAAAATTTGTTCATAAGGGAGCGGCTCAAAGAGCGGAGTTGAAGTCTCTTAAATCCATAAAAAGCCAGAAGAAAAGCAACCATCTACTTTTTGATTTTTTACCTGACTATAGGGTAGAAGCCCAAGGGTTTTTTAAGGATATCTTGGAAAAAGACCCTAATATTACTTTATTGGAATAATTTAAAGTATCTTTTTTCTTCCTTTTTATCTAAATAAAGTGTAAAGATAGTCAGGAAACTTAAGATATGAGCAATAAATATTTCACTGAGATTGACTTTAGCGAGCAGATTATTCAAGACGATGCTTTAGCTAAGAAATTTACCACTAAATATAGGAATAATCTTCCTGATTCAGACTTTGCCTACATTGAACCAGGTGGTAAAAAGGTGGACGGAAAGACTGAGCCTCGTAGCTTGCGCCATTTCCCGATTCCAGATGCTGCTCATGTGCGTAACGCTCTAGCTCGTTTATCTCAATCTAAATTGTCTCCAGCAATTAAAGCTAAAATCTTAAAAAAATTAAAGTCTAAGGCTAAAGAATTTGGGATTGAGGTTTCTGAAGAATCTAAAGCTGGCCACAATGACTATGATTCTCAATCTATTGAAGAGCACTTCAAGGGTATGAGAGAAAGTCTACGTCAAAAAATGCAAAATCAAGATTCTTACGATGTCAAGCATGAAACATTAAAAGAGCTCCGCAAACATCACGAAGATGCTATTAAGAATATTGATCAAGAAATAAAAAGTCTTAAAAAAGATAAAGTCGAAGATCAAGGAGACGTAGGGCAAGAGTAAAATGCCTTTACCTCGTCCAGACAGTAATCAGAAACGAAAAGATTTCGTTAATGAGTGTATGGACGATACAGCTATGTTAAATGAGTTTCCAAATGATAAACAGCGGGCTGCTGTTTGTTATTCTCAGTACGAAAAAGCTACTAAATCCAAAGCTTCTACTACATGGAGTGATTATGTTAGTGATAGTTACGATGTAATTATTTTTTAAATATCTTTAAACATTACGATAAAAAAGGTACTTCAATACAATCTATTAGATTAAGTTCCTCTGTGTATTTTATGATTGATACTCCATAGTCAATAGCTGTAATTGTGCAGTGCCACAATACTAAAGATAAGTATCCTGCGATTGTTATACTTAAAGCTTCCCAAGGTTCTCTATGTTCTTCTTGCATTTTTATCACCTCAATTAATCTACTATTATACCTATTATATTTTCTTCTTTTACTATTCCAAACCATGAGGCTGTTCTATTGTCTCCAATGGCGTAGTACTCGTCCTCTCTTAAATACTGCTTACTTAGATTAGAGTATTCATAAACCAGCTCTCCTGTTTTCCAATTTATATAAGGTTTTCCTTCCGCGTTAACTAATAACACACCAATTAAACCACTACTGTATTCATCTAACAGGGGGACTCCATTTACAAATATTACCCCTTCTATAATTTCTACAATGTCTTTGGGTAGTGCTATTATTCTTTTAACTAAAACAGTGTCATCTTTGGGATCGTAAAAAACAATTACATCACCTAATTCTGGAGGCGAAAATTTATAAACAATTTTATTTACTAATAATCTTTCTCCTTTTTCATAAGTAGACTCCATACTTTCCCCATCTACTTTGAAATTTGCAAAACCTATATGAAAAATAATTCCTAATATTAATATTAATAAAAAAATTCTCATATCTTTTATTTTTACGTCTCTTATGTGAGCCGTATCCAACTTGGTTTTCATCTTGTTTAGCCATGTTTTGATTAGGTTCATCTTTTTTAGTGTATATATAAGTATGAAAAAATTAAAAGTTACGGGAATTGATATCGTAGTTTATAAGACCAAGGTAAAAATTTTTGATCCGAAAGACGAGCTCTCTGACGACCATGCTATTTTACTTTTAGAGTATTTACATAACGAAGGCTTTTTAAACCCTAAAGTTCCTATAAATTGTGAAATCATTTCTAATGATTAATAATTTATATTTCTTAGGGTTTTAAGTTGTCCGAGCAAATTAAAGGTATTTTCGCATCTTATATAGCTTGTTTTAACTGTTAAGGGATATACCAACTCGGTGTCTAATCTTACGCCCTGTTCTCCCCATTCGGGTATAACTATGTCATTAACGTGATCAAACCATCCTTTTCTTTTTAAAAATAGATAATATTCATCAACCATTTCTTTTCTTGCTTCCAATAAAACGCAATAATCTAAGTCTTTTTGAGCTATCATTGTTAAAAACCTAAAATATAACCCTTCTGATGGAGGGTCAGAGCTTAAATTAGCGTTAATTATTAAGTTCATCTCTCTATATATTACACAAAAAAAGTGTATATTATTAAGTAATGAGCTCGTTATTTAACAACGAATATTTAGCTAAAGCTAAGGAAAACAAAACTTTAAATAAGCCTTTTCGGACCCCAAAAGGGCCTAAAAAGTTTTCGGTGTATGTAAAAAATGAAAAAGGGAACACAGTTAAGATAAACTTTGGAGACCCTAATATGGAAATCAAAAGGGACGACCCTAATCGTCGTAAGAATTTCAGAGCACGGCATAATTGCGATAACCCTGGCCCCAAGACTAAGGCACGTTATTGGAGCTGTAAAATGTGGGAAAGAAAAAAATCTGTAACAGATTATACTAGCGGCTCAGAGGAGGTGGTTATGCTTCCCGAAGCTTACGAATGGGATGGAGAAACTTTTTTTGATTTTGATGAGCTACTTTCAATTAACCCCTCTTTAGCTTTTGTAGAAGAAGAGATTGCCGAAGAAGAAGAAAAAGAAGAAGATTGTTGCGGTAAAGGATGTGGATGTCATGAAGAAAAGAGTGAGGCGGCGCTACCTAGAAAACAAAACAAAGCTGCTAAAAGATCAGGACCGAAGTCTGCCGCGCAAACCCCTTCTAAACCTAGCGAAAGACGCAGGGGTTCTTCTAAAAATAAAAAAGGGAGTGCTGGAGAATCAGGATCATCTATAACTTTTTCTGAAAAGACAACTCAGGCTTTAAAAAATAAGGTCAAAGAACATAATTCAAAGTCTGCCACGAAAGTAACTCTCTCCCAACTTAAAAAAGTTTACCGCCGTGGAGCAGGGGCGTTTTCGGGCTCTCATAGACCAGGACAGAGTCGAGGCTCTTGGGCTATGGCTCGCGTAAATATGTTCTTAAAAATGAAACGTGGCGGTAAAGTTAAACAAAGTTATAGAGCGGCTGACGGGGATATATAAAAAGATATGGATTATTCAGCATACGATACA